GGATCGTGCTCCCTGCACGATCGCTGAAGGTGTAGACCGCACGCAGGTCGCGGGCGCTGGGTAGGGGGTCTGTCTGGAGTACGTAGCCGCGCATCGACGACCAGATCCTACCGATCGCCGCCGACGTCAGCCGACGGTGCGCACGCCGCGAACGGTGTACGGCGACGCCGGCCGGTCCGGCAGCACCATCAGCCGCGAGAGCGCCGTCACCGCGGCCACGACCCCGTCGATCCGCTTCTTCGGGCTCGTCTTGATCGGCCGGATGTTCTCGTTCTCGTCCTCCTTCACGGCGGCGTTCGCGACGCACCAGGCCATCGCGCGATTGCCGTCCTGGTGCACGCGGCCGGCCTTCGTGAGGGCGTGGAGCACCTTGCAGGCAGCCGAGAGAGTCCGCGGGCCCTGCCGGACCTCGACCGGCTCGAACCCCGCCTTCTCGAGCTGGAGCGCGAACTGCAGCGCGTTCCAGGGGTCGTAGCCGATCTGCTTCACCTGGTAGCGCGGCGCGATCTCGCGGGCGATGGTGCGGAAGATGACGTCGTAGTCCACGACGCTCCCGGGCGTCGTGCGGAGGTGCCCCTCGCGCACCCACACCGCATAGTCGATCCCGTCCTCCTTCGAGCGCTCGTGGAGGCGGTCCTCGGGCATCCAGAGGTAGGGGACGACGGCGAGGTCGTAGTTGATCGAGAGGACCCGCTTCGCGGACGCGGCGTCGAGCGCGTCGGGATCGGCATCGACCACCTCGACGGCCGGGGCGTCCGGGCGGGCCGGCGGGAGGCGGAAGACGAGCACGAACGCCGTCAGGTCCGTCGTGCTGGAGAGGTCGAGCCCGCCGGCAACGGGGAGGCGGGAGAGGACGTCCGCGGGGGGGAGCGCCGGGCAGGCCGTCCACCACTCGACCGGGATCCAGACCTCGCGCTGCCGGGTCCAGATGTTCAGGTGGAGCCGCTTGAAGGCGTTCAGCTTCCGCGGCTCGGCGACCGCCGCCCGGCACTCCGCGGCCAGGTACTCGCGCTTCACCGTCACGTCGATCGACGGGTTCGCCTTCTCCCACGTCGAAGGCGCGCGCCAGTCGTCCTCCTCCTTCGCCTCGAAGATCACCGGGAGGTACGTCTCGTCGTCGATCACGCCGGCCATGACGCGCTTCGCGTACTCGTACTCCTCGTAGCACACGGAGTCTTGGTCGTCGCCGGCCGTGGTGATGAGGACGACGATCGGCTGGCGCCGCGCGGCGACGCCCTTCGAGAGCGTGTCGTAGAGCTCGCGGTTCGGCTGCGTGTGGAACTCGTCGAAGAGAAGCGCGTGGATGTTCGGGCCGTGGCGGCCCTTCACGTCCGAGGAGACGACCTTGAACGACGAGCGGGTCTCCGGGACGACGATCGCCCGGCGGAACGTCTGCGAGCGGGCCGCGAGGACGCGGCTCGACTCGTTCATGTCGCGGGCCTCGTTGAAGACGATCCCCGCCTGCTCGCGGTCGGCCGCCGCGGCGACGATCTCCGCACCGGGCTCCCGGTCGCAGTGGAGGAGGTAGAGCCCGAGCCCCGAGACGCACGCGCTCTTCCCCTGCTTCTTCGCGATGAGGATGAAGACCTTCCGGAACCTCCGGAGCCCGTCCGCCCGGCGCTTCCAGCCGAAGAGGGGGCGCACGAGGAGCTCGCGCTGCCAGTCGAAGAGATCGAACGGCTGGCCCGCGAACTCGCCCTTCAGGTGCCGCAAAAACCGCGGGAAGAAGTCCACGGCGCGTGCAGCCTCCGCCTCGTCGAACCAGAACCGGCCGCCGCCGTCGTCGAGGGGGATCGTGACGCCCGGCCAACGCTCGAGCGCGGCCGCGTTGTGCGGAGCGGTCGCGGAGCGGCCCATCTCCCGAGCGTCCCCGGGGGCGAGCCCCGGGCTACCCCTCGCCCTGGCCGAAGAACCGGTCGTACTCCGAGGCCTCGTCCGCCGCGCCCGTGCTCGGGGCCTCGACCTGGATGCGCGAGCGGGAGGACGGCGTCATCCCGAACTCGACCAGGATCCGGACGAGCTGCTCCGTCGCCTTCGTCGCGATCGCGAGGTAGGGGGAGTGGGCGAGGTAGCCGTTCGGGGTCTTGATGACCGCACCGTGCTGGCGGAGCTTCTCCTCGGCGTCGAGGAGACGTGCCCAGATGAGGCAGTAGGACGTCAGCGCGGCCGCGTCGATCTCCGAGAGGAGCCCGGCGTCGTAGAGCTTCCGGGCCATGCGGCGCCACTCCGCCTTCGCCTCACCCTGGAGGACGAGCGGACAGGCGGGGAGCACGCGACGCGGGCGGGGCTCGTTCCGGTTGAGCGGACGCTTCCCGGGGTTCCCAGCGAGGACCTTGAGCGCCGTCGGCTTCGGCTTCCTCCCGCCGCCCGGGGCGCGTGCCCTACCCATGGACGGCGGCTCCCGCACCGGCGCAGCCCGGGCAGAGGAGGAACGCGAGGACGACGAGGAGGAGGGCGGCGAGCGCGGCGCGGTCCTCCCAGACGGCAGCGATCCCGCGGCACCGATCGAGGAACCGATCCCACCAGGTCGCGCGCTGCCGAGGCGCGTCGTCCGCGTGCCGGACCGGGATGCCGCGCGCCCGGGCGAGATCGATCTCCTCGCGCATCCCCGGGCTGACCGGCCCGACGACCAGGACCTCGTCCGCCGCGAGGAGCCACGCGCGGCCCGCGGACATCCCGAGGGCGCGTTCGTCGGGGACCTCGTCGTCGAGGAGGTCCGGATAGTGGAGGTGCGGCGCGAGCGGCGCGTCGCGCTGGCGGAGCACCTCGCGGCACGCGGCCCGCGCGATCTCGACGTTCGCGGCGACGTCGCCGCGGTAGGGGGAGCAGACGAACACGCGCTTCACGGGGTGGCCTCCTCGGGTGTGCGTGCGGCGTCGTGGCGCTCCTCCCGGTGGAGCTTCAGGGCGACGGGACTACGGAACCGCGCGCCGCACGGGCAGGCGTGGGGCTTCGAGCCCTCGTCGTCCGAGAGGACCGGGTACGCCCCGAACCGCGTCCGCGTGAGTCGCTCGTCGCGCGCCGCCTGCGTCTGCGACTCGTGGAGGAGCCCGCCGCAGTGACGGCAGCGGAGCCGCGCTGCGCGCCGTAGTTCGAGCCGCGTCGAGAAGCGGAGCCGTCCGCAGTCGTCGCAGCGGAGCGAGACCTGCGCGGGGCGCGACGCGAAGCCGTGGCGACCCACCGGGACGGTGACGTGCCTCATGCCGCCGCCTCCGCGGGGACGCGCTCGGCCTTGGTCCCCGTGAACCTCTCGAACCTCGCGACGATGACGTCGACGAACTTCGGGTCGAGCTCGATCGCGAGGCAGCGCCGGCCCGTCTGCTCGGCCGCGATGATCGCGGTGCCCGAGCCGCCGAAGGGCTCGTAGAAGCAGTCGCCGGGCTCGAGGTGGTTCTCGATCGGTCGCGTGTAGAGGACGACCGGCTTCTGCGTCGGGTGGTCGACCTTCTCCTCGCCGCCGCCCGTCATGAGCATCTTCGGGCTCGCCGCGTCCCAGATCGTGGACTGGTCCCGGGAGCCCCGGAACTTCGCCGAGCCGCTCTTCCGCGCGTACCAGCAGGGCTCGTGCTGCCAGTGGTAGTGCTGGCGCGAGAGGGCGAAGTGGGGCTTCCGCCAGATGATCTGCTGCTTCAGCTCGAAGCCGATCCGTCGGAGCCCGAGTCCGACCTCGATCGAGAACGCCGACGCGTGCCAGACGTAGGCCGTGTCGAGGGAGGGGACCAGCTCGAATGCGTCCGACCAGTCGGCCTTGGTGTCGCCGGAGATCGATGTGTTCTTGTGGCCGTCGCCGCGGCGGAGGTAGCTCCGCTCCGCGGGCCCGAGTCCGTTCAGCCCCGCGCGATCGCGCCACTCCATGTCGAGCTCGACCCCGTAGGGCGGATCGGTGAGGAGCACGCGCGGCGCGTCGTCCTGGAGGACGCGGCGCACGTCCTCGGCGACCGTCGAACTCCCGCAGAGGAGCCGGTGCCGCCCGAGGAGCCAGAGGTCGCCCGGGCGCGAGACCGGTTCCGTGGGGGCCTCGGGCGCCTCGTCGGGGTCCGCTTTCCCCGCGCGCCCACCGGGGCGGATGCCCGAGTCCACGGCGAGTTCCTCGAGCATCGCGCGGAGTGCAGCGTCGTTCGCCGCGGCCTCGCCGAGGAGCGCAGCGAGCCGCTCGGGATCGGCGGTCGCCATCCCCGCGAGCGGGTCGAGGGACGCGAGGACGAGCGACTCCTCCGCCGCGTCGAGGTCCACGTAGATGACCGGCACGGTGGGCTCTCCGCGCGTGCGCGCGAGGTCCACGCGGAGGTGCCCGTCCACGAGGTGGCCGGTCCGGCGGTTGACGACGACGTCCTGCACCCACCCGACCTGGTCGAGGAGCCCGGCGAGCGCGTTCCGCTGTGCCGGCGGATGCTGCCGCCAGTTCTTCGGGTTCGCGGTGAGTTCGGCGGGCGCGACGTCCGCGCGGCCGACGATGCGCGAGCGCCACGGTGCGGCGGTGGGCGCCGTGGTGGGGGGATCCCCCCCTCCCGTTGTTTCGCGCGCGCGCACGCGAGAGCCACGCGCCGGTCCACGGCGCGGGCCTTCCCCCGTTCGACCTCCCCCCTCCCCTGCCGCTCTGTCACCCATGGGATGCGGCCTCCGGGGCGGCGTCGGCGGGGAGGGCGGCGGCGAGGCGCTCGACGGCGGCGCCCACCGCCCACACGTTGGCCAGCCGCGCGCGGTCGGCGGGGCGGAGGGCCAGGGAGAGGGCCTCCTCGACGAGCCGCGACACGCGCGACGCCAGCGCGTCGAGGCGCGTGAGGACGTCGAGCGGCGGCGCGGCGCTCGCCTCCTTGACCGCGAGAAGGTCCGCGGGCGTCCGCGCGCGCGCCTCGGCGGCCTGGGCGAGCTGAGCGCGGGAGAGCTTCACGTCGCCGGCGAGGACGGCAGCCCGGGCCTTCGATCCGAGGGCGTCGAGGGCACGGGCGAACTCGGCGTCGCGCTCGATCGTGGCGCGGGAGACGCCCTCGCGGTCGGCGATGCGCACCGCGGTCTCTCCGGGAACTCCCTCAACGTGAGGGAGTTCCTTGCGGGGCCGGCCCTCGGGCTTCTTCTCCGTGGCGAACCGCTTCCCGCGCAGGTACCGCCGCTGCTCGACGGTGAGGCTCCGCCGCGCCAGCGCGTTGTCGATGATCCAGTTCCGCGCGGCGTCCCGGTCGGGGAAGGCGTACTCGACCGTGTCGAAGGGCGCGTCGAGCTCGCGGCAGATCGCGAGGCGGTTGTGGCCGTCCAGGAGGATGTCCCGATCAGCCCACACGACGAGCGGATCGCGGCAGCCGTGCTCGACGATCGACGCCCGGAGGGCGGCGCGCTCGCCCTCGGTCTGCACGCCGCAGAGCGCCTCGAACTCGTCGTCGATGCGCGGGGACTCGTCGTCCGAGAACGCGAGCGAGTCGTCCGGGAGATCTGCGACGACGGGCGCCTCGATGGTCCGCGTCCAGCGACCGCGCGAGACGCCGGGGACGACCCCGGTCTGCTCGTACACCCGGACGCCCTGCGTGAGGAGCCCGTCCACGAGGGCCGCGACCTGGGCGTCCGTGCCGCGGAGGACGGCCGCGTCGGCACCATCGGCGGTGACGACCTCGGCGTGGTCCGCGTCCTGACCGTCGAGCGCAGCGTCGAGAAGCGCGGCTCCGGCCGGGGTGTTCCAGACCCGGTCGAGGTCCGTCTGCGAGGCGGCGTACCGGTTCACTGCACCGCCCTCCGGTACCGGGGGCGGAACGCCTGGTCGCGCGCCGTGCGCCGGGAGTGGCAGGAGTGGCAGAGCGAGCGGAGGTTCGAGGCGGCGTGCGCTCCGCCGTCGGCGAGCGCGACGATGTGATCCACCTCGGTCGCGGCGGTCGTCCGCCCGATCTCGGTGCAGAACCGGCAGAGCGGCTCGCGCCGGAGATGGGCCAGGCGGATCGCGCGCCACGCGGCGTCGTAGCCCCGTCGTGCGGCGGAGGGCCGGAACGAGTCGATCTCGGCGCGGAGCGCGCGCAGGTGCTCGGCACACCGGGCACCGCGGAGCACGAGCTCGGGGCAGCCGGGGACGACGCAGCCGTGGGGAGGGCGGTGGGGCACGACCCGGAGCGTCGAGCCGCAGGAGACTCGTGCAACCGGGTCCGCGTGCGGCGTCAGCCGAGGCCCACCCGGTACGTCCGCGCCGGCGTCGGCGAGAGGATCTCGGTCCCGTCCATCTCCGTCGCCCGGACGTGCTCCCGCCAGCAGGCGTGCGAGCAGTAGTGCCGCCGACGGCGCGGGAGCGCTCGTCCGCAGACGCGGCAGTCCCACGAGCCGCTGTGCGTGCGGTTCGCCCGCGGGAGTCGCGGGAGCGGCGGCACCCGCGCGAGCGGGGGCGGCGGCGGGAATCCGCAGACCGGACACGTCGGGGAAGGGGGGACGCGACCACGGAGCCACGCCCTGGCGACCGCACACTCCGGGAACCCGTCGCGGCGCATCCGCTCCTGCTGGTCCTCGCAGAGTGCGCAGTCGCCGTGCGGGCAGCACGTCGTGCCGAAGAGGACGGCGGCGAGGCAGTGGCGGCCTCCGGCGTCCGCGGCGACGCAGGGGGCGGGCTCCCTCACGCATCGACCGCACACGGGCCGAGTGAGGGCCCGGAGTCCTTGATCTCGGCGAGGCCCTCGGCGAGCCGCGCGAGCGAGCCGCGCAGCTCGGTGAGCGCGGCGCGGTAGCCCCGTCGGATGCTCGCGACGTGGCTGCAGGGGCTCGGCGCGTCGATCTCCG